CGCAAGTCAAGCAAAAAAGATAAGAAAAATTATGTATTGATTTTAAACGATATTTTACATGAATGAAATCTACATGAAAACTTCATGTGCTTCATGTTCATGTAAATAGTTTAATTAAATCAAAGACTTACAGGATTACAGGAATTGCCCGAAAAACTTCAATTCATGTAGAATATTGTTTAAAATCAAAGACTTATTTACCCGAAAACTGCTACCCCCCTACAGGGGGGGATATATAGATCCCCCACCTCATGTAAGTTTCAAGTGCGCGGCTCATGTTCGATGTGTGGGAAGTGTTGGCTTTTTATGGGCTTGTAGATCGTGGGCGTTCGGGTTATTCTGTCGTTGGATAGTTTGGGTCGGGTGAGTGAATATGCCAAAGGTCGGGGATCAGGTAGAAAAGGGTGGTCGTAGGTTGCAGCCGCAGCAGCAGAAGTTTTTGGATAATTACATTCACAAGGATATGACGCAGACAGGAGCCGCAAGAGCAGCAGGGTACAAGTCGCCAAATGTTCGGGCCGTGCAACTTCTCAATAATCCAGTCGTGCGGGAACGCATGGAAGAAATGCGACAGGAGCTTGAAAGCAAGTACGGGGTCACGATCACCAAAAGTGTTCGGGATATGCAAAGACTCAGAGATGAAGCATGGCAAGCAGGGAACTTCGGGGCAGCGATTAAAGCAGAAGAACTGCGCCTCAAAGTGACAGGGCTTATGGTCGCTCGTAGCCATGTGACACATGAGAACGTTGATAACCTAACAAGAGATCAGATCGTTGAGCAGCTACAGGAATTTATGACGCGTGCTAAAGATCGAATGATTGACGTAACACCTGAACAAAATCCCACAGAACCCGAACAAGTTAGCATAACATACGATAACGGCGAAGCCGTGGAGTAAAGGCTGCGCTCCATGTGGGGCGGTCGGAGGGGCCGTAGACCCCCAGAATCGGGCCTTAGAACGACAAGTCAAACTTATTCGGGTTCGGGGTGCTTAAACTTGTTCGGGTTACTGTACGGGCCTCCTAGAGCCTCTCAGAAGCAATCGACTAAATCGGGGATTCGGGGTCCGGGGTTTGTGTGATCGGGGAATAACCCGACAAATTGTTCGGGTTACCAACAGCCGTGTTATGAAAGCCAGTGGTTTTTCTGTGGCGCTTCAGGATCGGGATCGGGGTCGTCGGGTCGGGGTGTATAACCCGAACAATTGTTCCACTTAATAACCTAGCGCCGTGTTATTGTAACCAAATAACCTACTGCCGTGTTATTGTAACCAGATGTATTTAATAACCCGAACAATTGTTCGCGAATCGTGCTAACCCGGATAGCGCGAATCTTTTTTATTTTACCTGTTGACATACTATATAGTGTGGGATATTGTGGGAGTATTCTAGTAGAGAGGAAAGACAATGAAATATTGGGAAGTAGAGCACGAGGGCAACCACTTGCGGATTGAGTGGAACGGAACCAGCAACTTTAACTTGCAGACACCGATCCAAGGCCAGTGGGTAGATTACCATTGCTTTACTTGCTACGGAATCGAAACCGAGCAAGAGGCACTTGAGCACGCAATGGAAGTATTAGAGCAGGAGGAAGCGGCATGAAGTATCAAGTTTTAGGGTGTGAGACTGAATTTGATCGGATTACATTGCACGAGTCAGACAATTACGACGAGGCAAAATCATGGGTCGTGGGATATGTTCGGTTTGATGGACTCAAAAAATCGGGATATGATCACATCGCAATTCGGGAAGGCGGGACAGACTATAGGTCTAGGTTTGATAACTATGGCTGGACTCATTACTAATTAATCGGGGTTCGGGATTCGGGGTTCGATCCTTCGGGATCGGGCTTTGAGACATACATATACATACATATATATACATATATAAAAAATTAGCGCTGATTCGGCGCTTTTTTTGTGGCTGCAAGATAACCCGAACAATTGTTTGCGTTTACCTATAGCCGTGTTTTGTGAGTCAGTTGTTTTAGGATGAATCTTTTTTTAATTTACCTGTTGACATCCTATATGGAGTGGGATATTGTGGGATTATTCTAGTAGAGAGGAAAGAAACGATGGAGACAATCACGCTGGAGTTACCTGACCACTGGGCAACCGCACTGTTCTATGATGACACGAGCGGGTTTGAGTATGAAGACGACACGCAGTTTCAAGCCTTTTGCGACTGGGCATTGAAAAACTACGGCACTTCTGAGCCTGTGGATATGGATGAAGAGGGACACTTCATGACCTACCACGATGCAAAACAATTTGGTGTCCTAGCCTGCAACGTTCACCGTTACACTTTCATTGTGAACAATGGCAATCCAAAGACTAGCGCAATGACAACGCTTGCGCACACAATGAAATAAACAATCGGGCTTCGGGCTTCGGGCTTTCGGGTTCGGGGTTCGGGGTTCGGGGTGTATAGATATATATACATATATATACACACACATACACACACACATACACATACACATACACATACATGCGCGTTCCTATTATATAAAAAAACTGATTTTTGGTGCTGATTTTAGGTGCCATTTTTTTTGCCCTGCGCTTGCCTGAAATCATAACCCGAACAATTGTTCCAGATATTCCCACATATTCCCTTGTATTATGGGGAAAAATGGTGCATAAGCTGGGTATAGGGCGACAGCTTTGCCCTACAAACTAGCAAAAAGGTAACAAAAACAATGACTTACTACTCAACAGACATAGGAACATCCAACTGGGCAAGTCCACTTTGTTCTGAAATACTTTATTTCGCCAATTCAATCGACTTAATGGATCACTTGCAAGCCATGTATAAGTGCACTGCCAAGGAACTTGAATTGAGCGCGGAGTGGAATATTCGCGGATACTTGTTTCATGAGCACAACGGTTCAATAGACGCTCAATTTTGCCAAAACCACAACAGCGGCAAAATTGATTATGATTTAGATTTAGAATTAGGGGCGGAATAATGACTTACAAAAACATAACCACAGGAATTGAAATTGAGACAAGTGGCGTTGCCATTCATATTATAAAAAATGAATTCCAACGCTGCGGCATTAAAGGATGCAAAGTTGTTTCTGATAGCACGCCAACTGTAGACGCTGAAATTGTCACGCCAGTGTATGCAAATTGCCAAGTGGCACGCGAACATCTTATATCAGTATGTAACGTTCTGGAACGTCTAGGCTGCACAGTGAACGCACGTTGTGGCTTGCACGTTCACATTGGCAACGCGCCTTTAAACGATGGCGTATCAGCGTCTGATTTTACTGGCGCAAGTATCGCTCATAGCGAGCGCACTGGCGAATATTATACTGATCACGCGGAACCATTTGACGCTGCTATCATAAAAGATTGGATGGTGCGCTACACGCGGATGCAAACAACGCGCAACGGCATTAACGCAATGCTTCCAGCGTCTCGCCATAACAATCGTATGTGCCAACGTCTAAGCCTCAGCGAAATTGAGTATGCCAATACCATTGGCGAGCTGCAGGACGCAACGCACGGCAAGTTTTCATCGATTAACTTGCAAACATGGTCAAAAGGTACAGTGGAATTCCGCCAGCATAGCGGCACGATTGACGCTGAAAAAATCTGGGCATGGGTGCAATTTTTAATTAACCTAGTTGGTCACACAATTGAAAACCGCGTTACTTCTGGAACGCGAACAATTGTTACTGATACGCCAGAACAGCCGTTCAGACGCGGCGCACGAATTGGAATTACTTATGATCTAATGCGCACTGATGGCGGCGCGTCCACATTGGAAATCATGGACGCAACCGGATGCACTGAAGGCGATGTCAGACGCCGCGTTTCTGAAATCCGAAATCGCGTTGGTGACGCGGCTGTTGTGACTAGCACGCAACAAGCGAATGGCGCGTCATATGGTGATGGCACGCACTACACTAGCTACACGGTTTTGTTCTCATTTGAGACGCAAACAAGTGGCGCAACGTTGTTGCCAGAAAACACAATTGGCAACGCGTCAATATGGGCTGGCATTCCAGACGAGGCGTTCGAATGGTGGCAGAATAGAATAACCGCGCTGGCATAAGGCCAGCGATACCCCACACAGTCCCAGAGAGGCCCGCCTAGTGTGGGCCTTTTGCTTTTCTAAGGTACCCTACCCAACCCGAACAATTGTTCGGAAATCGGGGTATATGGTGCCTATGACCCCCCTTTGTTTGACGGGCTATCGGACAGCAGCTTTACACAGTGTTCTCCACGAACAGTCACCTCAGA